GTGGAACGCGGCGGGTACAGCCCCTCCTCACAGAGAGGCAAACTGTTTGAGTTGCACAAGAAGGAGCGTGCGCTCGCGCAGGAGTATCTGAAGTCGGCGTTGTCTGGCAATGAGTGGGGGCCGTGGACGTTGAGTCAGGGGCACCCGTTCAAGCAAGACATGCACGAGGTCATCAACGCGTTTGCCAAGATAAACAACCACGAAAAGTGGGATGGCGCCACCGGGTTCTTCAAGGTTTGGGATGATTTCCAGACGTACTTGAAGGCGTCGATGATTGCGACGCCGGGGTTCGTGAACCGTAACATTATGGGTGCGTTCTTCAATGCGTGGTTGGATGATGTGAACCCGGCGGAGATCATGCGGTCGATGCAGATGACGATGACTGTCGCTAAGCGTGCCCGCAAGGATGGTACCGGCTTCTACACGGCGGCGAAGCGGATCGCCAAGGAGAACCCGAAGTACAAGCAGTATGTGGAACTGTTGGATGTTGGGGTTCGTGGTGGTGGTCAGGCAATCCATTCGGTGGAACTGGAAGTTGGGTTGCGTAACGCTAGGGATGTGACGTTGCTGGTGGGGGGTCGGGGACGGAACGCTGCTACAGCGGTGTCGTTGGCTCCGTGGTCGCCACGGTTTGCCCCGTATCAGGCTGTGCGTTCGGTGAACAGTTGGGTGGAGGACATTGTTCGTTTGGGTGTGGGGATGGATACGATGCGGTGGGGTGGCAACGCCGATGATGCGTTGCGGAGGATCGCCAAGACGCAGTTCGACTACGACGAGTTGACGGAGTTTGAGAACAAGGTGATGCGCCGGGTCTTCCCGTTCTATACTTGGACGCGGAAGAATGTGCCGTACCAGTTGGAGCAGTTGGCTCGTAACCCGGCGAAGTTCAACAAGATTCTGGCAGGGAAGCGCAATCTGGAGTTGGGCACGAAGGAGGAAGACATTGTGCCGGACTATTTCTTGGAGCCGTTTGGTGTCAGGTTGCCGTTCAAGAACAAGGGTGCGACGGTGTATTCGGCACCGGATTTCCCGTTCCAAGATTTGGCCCGCTACGACCCGTTCGACCGTGCGGGCGGTGGCGCCGGGCAGGTAGCCCGGGGTGTGGCATCCATGTTGACACCGATCTTGAAGGCACCGTTGGAGACTGCGTTCGGTAAGCAGTTATACAATGGGGTGCCGTTTACGGGGCGTTTCCAGTTGGCTCCGGCTGCCATTTCCAAGTTCCCCGGTATGAGTCAGGCGTTGCAGGGCATCGGTTGGATGAAGAAGGGGCCTGCGGGTGAGTGGAAGATGCGCGACCATCACATCTATCTGGTGACGAACATGCTGCCTTCGTTGGGGTTCCTGCGGCGCATCGCACCGAATGAGCCGAAGTATCAGCGGGCTTATTTGCGCAACCTGATGAGTACCATCGGCGGGGTGTCGGCGTCGTTCAACACGGACGAGGCGAAGAATAACTGGTTGACGAACCTCCGGTACGAGCGTCAGGAGGACCGTCAGCGTTGGAAGGACATGACGAGCCAGACGCGGTGACGGGACAGGCTAGGCTTTAGGTATGCGCTACGTTTCTCGCTACCAGTGGGGAGCCACCCCGCCCCCGGGCGGCAAGGGCTTCCACCGGATCAGCCACGGGCGCGTCGAAGGCGTCGTTGTGCATCATTCTGGTGTAGAGAACGGCCCCAGAGGCACCGGTGCCGTCCACGCCTTTGAGCGTCACCATCTCTCCAAGGGGTGGGATGGGATCGCATACAACTGGTTGGTGGATGAAACGGGAACGATCTTTGAGGGTAGAGGCTGGGAAGCCCGCGGTGCGGCAACCAACGGTTGGAACTCCAAGTCAATGTCGGTCTGCTATACGGGGTGGGGGTACCAGCAGCCTCATGCGAATGTTCTTGAGTCGATCCAGACGGTAATCGCGGAGGCTGAGAAGTGGTTTGGCCGCGGGTTGTGGGTTGAAACGCATCGCCGCAAGGGCACCACTACGTGTCCCGGGGATTGGTTGGGGGACTGGGTTGAGAGCGGTATGGCTGCCCCGAAGGAACCATCAATGGTTGATTGGGATGCCATCATCCTGTACTTCAGGGATCTGCGGGCGCAGGTTGAAGGCAAGCCGTTGAAGCGTGGCGCCCGCGGGTTGCCGGTCAGGCTGGTGCAGTCACGGTTGAACGACCGCGGCTTTGATGCCGGTGTCGTTGACGGGATCTTCGGTAAACGCACTAGGTCAGCGGTCAAGCAGTTTCAGGAATCGCAGGGGTTTCTGAAAGTCAACGGGGTGGTGGACGGTAACACGTTCGGTGCCTTGTTCTTACAGTGAGGAACAGATAATGCCAAAGGGTAAAGGGTACGGTTCGTTCGAGGACACATTTGGCTCTCAGGACGATCAGCCGTACGACTCAACGTCGTCATTCAACATGTGGGACATGTCGCAGAAGGCGAAGAAGGCTGCCGCGTATCTGCGTGGCACTAATCTGGGGAATGCCGCTTTTGGTGGCCGTCCCTTCGGAAAGTAGGTCACGATGAGGGATGGTTCGACACCCAAGAAGGTGCAGGCCGGTCAGGTTCTGGTCACCAGTGTCAAGCGGGGCAGCGGTATCGGTCATGTCGGTTCGCCGTCGAAGAGCGGTGCCCGCAAGGCGCTGCGTGATTGAGGTGGGGCCGAAGAAGCCGCGTCGGCCCGGGTACTAGCCGTGCCGTTGAAGCGCGGTAAGAGCCAGAACGCCATTGCACGAAACATTGGCACTCTGATCGGTGAAGGTTATCCTCGGGATCAGGCCGCTGCCATTGCCTACGACTACTCCAGACGATCTAACAAGGGGAAGAAGAAGTGAGCAACATGATTGAACGGGCTGCGTGGACTTTCGCGCAGGCTTTTTTGGCGGTGTTTGTCATCAGCGATTTGGCTTCGGCCAAGACGGCGGTCGTCGCGGCGGTTGCTGCGACTCTCAGCGTTGTGAAGACGTACGCACAGGAGAAGGTAGCCGGGTAACGTGGAGGACCTAGAGGCGGCATGGGCACAGTTCAGCACGGAACACGCGTACGTAGAGGAAGAGATCTACGCTGAACTTCAGGAGACAGCCCATCTGTTCGACGCCCACGATGGCATTCACGCCAAGTGGTCACCGGATGGGCTGCTGGGGATGCTGCTGGTGTTCGACCCCGAAGAGGCCGAACATTTGTTGGCGGCGTTCTACGCTGGCATGGATGGGGTGGACGATGCGCAGCAGGCGTTTGCCGTGTGGACCGGTTCACTCATGGGGATGCTCCGCCAATGCTTGGAAGGCACGGAGTCCTAGTCCTTCTCTGAGCCATTGGACCACGGCGGGCGATTCCGATAGGGTCGCCATCAACTGTCTCCTGATGTAGTCGCGTCTGCGCGCCAGCGACGTTTTGGGTATGCCCAGTACACGTCCTGCTGTTCTCAATGACAGTTGTTCGATGAACAGGGCGTTGAAGATCCATTCGTCTTCGTCGTCCAGCCCGGCTACTGCGTCACCTACCGCTTCCTTTAGGGCTATTGTTTCCAGCAGGGATGGGGTGGGTGCGTCCTCGTGGGGGGCCAACTGCATTATTGCTTCGGTTTCTGTCAGCGGGCGTGACCCCGATAGGGCGCGTTCTCTGTCGCTGCCAGATATTCTTCTGAACCAGTTGGTTGGGTCGGTGGGGTATTCTCGCCGTGTTGCCACACATCAGAGTATACCTTACTGGGGTAGCGGTGAGAGGTTCTCCGGGTTGCTTTCGTCTAGGTGCAGGTCGCTGATTGGCAGGTTGTAACAGTCGATGGTGGGGGTCCACCCGTTGGATGGGTCTTCCCATACCCCTGCTTCCATGAACGTGGCTTGGTTGAGGAAGTCTTTCTTGGGTATGGATCCCAGATACCATGCTTCGGTGCAGTCTTTGAGGACCCGCATGAAGGCGTAGTAGTCGCAGTTCTGGTTGGTTCCGATGGATGCCACTGAGCATTCGTAGTGCGGCATGGGTGGTGATGTGACGCATTTGCTTTTGACATCGACGGTGCGGCTGTCTGGCATTTCGACATCCCAGTCGTACGTGTTGTTCTGGTTGGCCCCGGTGAGGTGGGCAAACACCAGTTCGCCTATGAACCCGTAGATGTTGCCGTCGCCTTGCCGTATGGAGTTGTTCAACTTGCCCATTTCGTCGGCCATCTGTTCGGCGTCCCGTTTCATGGTGGGGGGGACGACGTAGTGGATCATGGTTCCTGACGGTCCACCTTGGATGCGTGGATGCGCACCACCTGACTGTCGTCGTCCCAAGCCACTTCGTTCAACGCGTCCAACGTCAGTTTGACGTAGTTGTCCAAGTCGCCTCGTAGCGTCTTTGCGTTGTGCGGTGACGAGGTGACGTGCAGGAT